TCGATCAGCTGGTGCGGGAGTGGGGCACATCGACGGAGGTTATTGCCGAGAAGCTGCGGCAAACAAGCGAGTACAAGGAGCGGTTTAAGGGCTTGCTGGCGTTGCAGCAGCGGGGCGTCACGGATGTGCGGAATGAGTCCCAATACTTGACGTTAGAGTCAAACTACCGGCGCGTGTTCCGTGAAGCGGGTATCCAGTCCTACATCGGTGAGGCTGGGTCTACGGAGGAACAGGACAGCATCGCGGACCTTGTGGGCAAGTTCAGCCTGAGTGTGGAGGAAGTGCAGTCCCGTGTGCAGGACGCGCAGCGGGTTGTCACTGAGGCGGACCCGGAGGTTCGGGACGCTTTGCAGCGGTACTACAACGTCTCCAGCAGTGACCTTGTGGCGTACACGCTGGACCCGGAGCGGACGATGAACCGCATTAACCGGATCGCTAACGCCGCCATTGTTGGTGGTTACGCGGGTTCCCGTGGCTTGGACATTGATCTTGCTACGGCGGAAAGTGTCGCTGGTTTGGCGCAGGAAGGCGACATTAACACCGCACAACTGTCCACCGATTTGACGCAGAGCCGCATCGTTCGGGATGCGACGAAGCGTCTCGCGGATATTGAAGATACCGATTTGACGGATAGTGAGATTCTGCAATCGGAGTTGAATCTTGCTCCCGCGGCGCAACGCAAAGTGAAGGCGTTGCAGTCTCGTGAGCGTGCCCGGTTCTCCGGGCAGTCAGCGATTGACACTACGTCGCTGATGCGTAACCGCAGCATCTAGTTGCGGCGGGCGTGACAGGCTAGAGGGAACTGTAATTCGGGGTGATCATTCCCGCGTTTGTTCCCTAACCCCCGTTCGATTCGGGGCACGTCCACGTACCCAACCAGACCGACCGGCCCTGGTGGAGTAATAGCCCGGTAGTCACAGCCAACACCACTTCCCCAAGTTGTGTTGTGGGTGGCGATTCACCTAATTGATATGGATGGGAGAAACATGTCCAATTTTGACGAGTGGGACGACGACGATTCTGGGGACGCTCAGGAGTCGAATGCGATGAAGGAACTGCGGAAGGCTTACAAGGCTACTCAAAAGCAGAATAAAGAACTGCAAGAGCAGCTGGAGTCGATGCAGGGTTCGCTTCGGGAACGCTCCGTCAAGGACGTTTTGGCAGCGAAGGGTTTGCCGGAAAAGATTGCGGCTTTCATCCCTAAGGATGCCACTACTGCTGAGGACATTGAATCGTGGCTTGGTGAGTACGGCGACGTGTTCGGCGTGCAAGCCAGCGACGATCCTGGTGAGGGTCAGCCTCAGCAACAAACAAGCCCCGAGGTCGCTGCGATGGCGCGTATCGCGTCCACGCAGTCTGGTGGTCAGCCGTTTCAGAACGACCCTGACCAGATCGCGGGCCTGATCGCTAACGCGGATTCACCGGAGGCGTTGAACAAGTTGTTGTTCGGTAACGCTACCGGCCCGCAGGCGGTCTGATCCTCACCGTTATTTCCGTATCTAGTGCCCTTGAAAGGGGGTGAATCGAATGGCTAACGCTTACACCGATACCTCTGCTGTTGCAGGTTTGGTGAAGGCCGCGTACGACCGGTATGTGGAGTTTGCGCTGCGTTCGCAGCCGCAGTTCCGCGCTCTCGCGGATCGTCGCCCTGTCCAGCAGGCCATGCCCGGTTCGTCTGTAGTGTTCTCGCTCTACAACGACCTGGCTGCTGCTACGTCCACTCTGACGGAAACCACTGACCCGGATGCTGTTGCTTTGAGCAACGTCTCCACCGTGTCGGTCACTCTGAACGAGTACGGCAACACTGTCCTGAACACCCGCAAGCTGGGTGAGTTCGCGTTCAGCGACGTTGATCCAGCTATCGCCAACATCGTCGCCTACAACATGATGGACTCCATCGACACTGTTGTGGTGAACGTTCTGGACGGTGGCAGCAACGTTCTGTACGGCACGGGTGGCGCGTCCACTCCGACCGCTACGAACGAGGTTGCTGCTGAGGACGTTATCGCTGGCGCGGATATCCGTCAGGCCGTGTCGAAGCTTCGTGCAGCGAAGGCTGTGCCGAAGGACGGCATGCTGTACGCCGCGTACATGCACCCGCTGGTCGCGCACGATCTTCGTGCGGAGACTGGTGCCCTCGCATTTGAGGACATGCGTAAGTACACGGACCCGAACGTGGGCAACATCCTGGAGGCCGTCACTGGCGTCTACGGTGGTGCTTACGTCGTGGAGACTCCGCGTGCCCTGTCCGCTGCGGACGGTGCGTCTAGCGAGGTCGTGTACCGCACGTTCATCGCTGGTCAGCAGGCTCTCGCTGAGGCGACTGCTGTGGAGCCGGGTGTCGTTATCGGCCCGGTCGTGGACAAGTTGATGCGTTTCCGGCCTGTCGGCTGGTACTCGCTCCAGGGTTGGAGTGTTTACCGTCAGGCGGCTCTGTACCGCATTGAGTCCTCCTCCTCTATCTCGTAACTCGGGATAACTCGGGTGGGGGCTGCCGCTCACAAAGCGGTGGCCCTCACCACTCCCCCAATCTGATTGGTATTTTTGTGGCGTACATTCTCACGTTGCCGACGACTGAGACGGCGTACACGGACAACATTCTTTTTAAGCGTTACCCGATACACGTTGGCGTATCACTATTGATAACCGGTGCGACGGGAACGCTGACGCAGTTTCCATCCCAAACTGAGGTTGATGAGGCCGACCACTATTTCGGTGGCGGTCGCCGTCATGTCCTTTCTGATGATGAGTACACCGCTGTTGTGGCGGCGGGGTACGGCGATTATGTGAGCGTGGAATGAATTGCCGGAGTGGTTGTAAAACGAAAGATCACGTTTCTTATGCGGAGTGCCTGCGGGCCGCGAATCCGACCGTGACTGCTGTTATGAACAGTTCGTTTCAGGGGATGTATGAGAAGACGAAGAAGGACTTGTCGGCATTTCAGGAGGCCCGTCGCGCTGGCATCACCCCGGGCGGGACGACGGTGGAGAAGGTTCGTCAGGCGCAAGCAGCCACCGAGCTGCTAGGTCGCCCCTATAACGCTTCTAGTGATCCGCCTGCGGACATGATCACCAGTAAACAGTCCGCAAAGTTTGTGAACAAAACAACGATGGAGGTTTAGGTTGCCTACGTTTAGTGAGTTGACCGACTCCACGATGATGTATCTGCATGGTTTCACGACGGTGCAGGATCAGTCCACGTATCTCACGCAGTCGGCTACGGATTCAGATTTATCGTTCACGGTGGCTGACGCTTCGGCTATGTCTCGTGGTTTGGTGGAGATCGGTGACGAGCTGGTCATGGTGGACACTGTGGATTCGGTGTCGTTGACGTTGACTGCTCCCCCGTATGGTCGCGGGTTCCGTGGCTCTACTGCCACCGCTCATGCGTCCGGTTCGCGTGTGGTGTCCGCGCCGATGTTCCCTCGTAAGGTGGTGAAGGACGCTTTGAATGAGGCGATCCGTTCGGTGTACCCGGATGTGTTCGCTACGGCGGAGACAACGTTCACGTTTAACAGTGCCGTGTCTACGTACCAGTTGCCTGCGGGTGCGGTGGATGTGTTGCAGGTTGCGTGGGAGACGGTTGGCCCGTCGAAGGAGTGGATGCCGGTTCGCCGGTATCGGGTGGATCGGCACGCGAATACGGGGTCGTTCGCTTCGGGTGTGTCGTTGTCGTTGTATGACGCGATTGTTCCGGGTCGCACGGTGAAGGTCGTATACACGAAGGCTCCGTCGGAGTTGTCGGCTGCCGGTGATGATTTCGTGTCTACTACGGGTTTGCCTGCGTCGTGTGAGGATTTGGTTCGCGTGGGTGCCGCGTACCGCATGGTTCCGTTCATTGACTCGGCGCACTTGTCGGGCATGTCGGCTGAGGCGGATTTCTCCGCGAACATGCGCCCGGTGGGTGGTGCGTCCAGCTTGGGCCGCTACTTGTTGCAGATGTATCAGGTTCGTCTCGCTGAGGAAACGAAGCGGTTGCAGGTTTTGTTCCCCAATAGAAGCCACTACACGAGGTAGGGAAACGTATGGCTCCTTCACGGTATTACTCGTCTGTTGCGCGTCGCACGACGCTGACAGCTGACATTAACGGCACTACCACGTCGATCACGGTGGCTGCTGCTACGGGCTTCCCGTCCACTACCCCGTACACGTTGATCATTGACCAGGACACGGTTAATGAGGAGATTGTGGAGGTCACGAGCCGTAGCGGTACGACGTTGACGGTGACTCGTGGCGTGGATGGTACGTCCGGTATCGCCCATACTGCGGGTGCGGCGGTGGAGCATGGTGTTTCTGCCCGTGACTTTGCTGATAGTCGGGGCCATGAGGCTGCGTCTGAGGCTGTGCATGGCTTGGGTTCGGGGTCAGCTGTGGTCGGTGTGACAGACACCCAGACTCTCACGAATAAGACTTTGACTAGCCCGACGATTAATGGTGCGACTGTTTCTGGAACGGTGACCGGTGGCACGTTGTCGGGGCAGACGATTACGAGTGGCACGCTGGGTT